CGAATAACTCCTTCAACATTCAATTTGGACGTTGGAACGTGATTATGTCGCCATACCTTACGAACGCATCCGGCATCACTGCAGGTACAGATACATGGTACTTGATGGATTCATCGTTCAACGAAGCTTACGCGGGACTTGTGTGGCTTGAGCGCCTTGGTCTTAATATCAAATCGTATATAGACGAGAATACTGATAACAATGTGTTCAAAGCCCGTGCTCGTTACGGCGCAGCTCCAAACAATTGGCGGGCGATCGCGAAGGTCAATCCTGGCCTTGGTACTGTTTTAAGCTAAGCAAAATAAAATCTGACTAGGAGAGCGGCTACCGCTCTCTTATTTTTTTGAGGAGGGTACACATGAGCGCAGATAATCCCACTAGCTTCAGAACTTCGCAAGGTGATGGAATTGTTGAAATGGACGGGCTAATCGTTGCCGGTTCAACGTTCCCCGTTAAAAAGGGAACATGTTACTTTGTGGACGCACTAAACGGAAGTAACGCAAATAACGGAAGAACGTGGGCTTCGCCGTTTCTGACGATGGCTAAAGCGTTCTCGGTGCTTGAGAGCGGCGATACGATTATGTTCGTCGGTAAGGTAAGAGAGCAGCTTACAACGCCAGTACAGGTGTTTGATGTAACGATTATCGGAGCCGGTAACAGGCCGCGTCATGCTGATGCTGAGCCGGAACCTGTAGGGGGTTCGTCCGCATCTACTTGGACAACTCCGGCATCCGGAGCAACGACAGATCCACTAGTAACGGTATTGCAGCAAGGATGGCGGTTCGTTAATATCCTATTTGCTGGTCCTTCTGACGAATCTTGTGTTGAGTTATTCCGCAATGGTGGAGCTGGTGACCTTGAGCGTGATGCAAGCCATGCTGAGTTTATCGGCTGCCGGTTCGCCAGTGGTCAAGATGGCATCGTAGCAAGCGGCGGTATTTACGGAGTGCTTGTACAAGATTGCCGATTCCTCGCTATGACAGGATATGCAATTAAAAGCGTAGTAGGCGCAGGAATTGGGGCAGGAGATACGTCCTGGCAAGTGTTCGGGAATCAGATTACAGGATGCGCCAATGGTGTCCTGCTTTCTGCCATTACTTGCGCTGTCAAAGGTAATTACTTTGATGATGGCGGCACTCCTAACACCACAACGGTACTGAACATGACTGGTAGTGCCGGAGGTTCGGGTAATAACTTCATCGTCGATAATTACTTCCAAACGACTTCGGCCAACTTTAACACGCCTGATATTGTCGGTAATGCTACAGACGTTTGGCGGAACTTCAACATCGACGGAACATTTACTTCCGGCGGCGTGATGGGCCTAGAGACTGGCCAGCCATCGTAGTAACAAGCAAGGGGGAGCAATATTGCTCCCTCTTTTTTATTATTAAGGGGTGAAATAATGTTTCCAGAAGATCAGCTAAAAGGCAGTTTAAACACCGTGGATCGCCAACTTTTATACGACATACGCGAAGAATTGCGGAAAATGAATCAAACGTTGGCTAATATGTCAGCGCCTGAGTTTAAACTTATTCAAGATAAACCAAAAGGTAAAAGGGGTGTTATAGGTGATAGCTAATTATACAAAAGCCACTCACACAGAGGTAACGGCTCTAACGTCCTCAACGGCTGTTCTAAGCGCAAATGCTGCTCGTCGGTATGCACTATTCATTAACGACTCAGACGCGACAATGTACCTCAATCTAGGCGGTACAGCGGAATCTAATAAAGGCATACGCCTGAATGCAAACGGCGGCAGCTACGAAATGAACGTAGGAACGGGTACGGTGTACCAAGGGGCAATAACGGTTATTTGCTCCGCTACACCAAAGACATTACTGGTTACAGAAGGGGTTTAGTCCTATGCCAACTGTACAGGAAATCGCGGACAAGATCGATCGCAAATACCCCAACGCCGCAACGGATGCTCAAGTTGTTGATCTAATCGACACTTGGCAGAAACGTATATTCCGAAAATACCGCATTCCAACGAGTGCGGAGTATGAAATATTGGCCGACACCTTCGCTTATAACCTTGGCATTAAGCCAAGGCTAATTTTTGATGTGCTGGTTGATGGCATTTCCTATGCTAAGAAGTCTTTAGTCGGAAGATCGACAAGCGACAGCAACTATTACACATTCATCGACAATTATATTCGCATCTACCCTACACCTACCGAGGACGGGACGTTGACCGTTTACTATTACGACACTCCAGCGACATTATCGAGTTCGAGTATGGGAACAACTCCCGATCTTGACGAGGATTTTCATGATCTTTTGGTCTATGGACCATGTAAAGAGCTTGCGGAAGACGATCAGAGGTATGATGTAGCAACGGGATTTGCGATTCAATATACAGATTTGGAAACCGAATTAGCTGAAGTGTTCCAGATATTGCCGGAGCCGGAAACAGTTCAAATGGAATCGGGGTGGTAAAGTGGTTACTCGCGTATCTGAGCAGTTAAACGAACAAAACAACAGCGCTTCAATCCGCAGCTTATGGGGGAATGTCTACAAGAACGCCAAAGTGGAGGGTTTAGTTGGTGACGGCACAACAAACGATTACACCGACCTTTACGACCTGATTAACACAACCATAGACGGTGATGAAGCGACGATACTTTTCCCAACAGGGACGTATAAGATCAGTTCAAATATTACCATTCCCTCTAACATAAATCTCTTATTTGTAAAAGGCGCTATGTTATCTCCTGACAGCGGCGTTACCATCACGATAAACGGACCGGTTGAAGCTGGATTGTGGCAGATATTCACCGGCAGCGGCACTATTTCTGGCAGCATTGATGTTACCGAGGTTTTACCTCAATGGTGGGGGGCCAAGGGTGATGGTAGTACGTCGGATACGGCAGCGGTACAAGCGGCGATTACCGCTAGTGTTAGTGTGTTCTTCCCATCAGGAACGTATCTGGTAGGAGAGATAAATCTTCCGACTCGTAACGTTTACCTCTACTCGCTTGACGCAACTATTCAGGGAACTAGCAGTACCTTTGTATTCAAACAGGAGAAACGCGGATATTTATTCAAGTGTGAAGGGCTAACCTTTACCGGGACCGCTACGGCGTTTGATTATGATTCAGACGATGCTTCACTACCTTTTTCAAGTCAAAGGTACGAGTATCTAATATCAAAATGTCGCTTTCTTCAAGCTGGAGCAATCAAGGCTATACGACTTTACGGGCCACGCGAGGGGTTAATTGAGTCTTGTTACTTTGAAGGTAACGATGGAATTTATACCGAGTTTTCGATTAATAGCAAAATAACTGACTGCCAGTTTAAAGGCTGCAACTACATGGTTCTTTCAAAGCTTGGGTCTGAGGGGTTAATATTCAGCGGCGGCGTAGCTTTAGGTTGTTCCTTTGGCATCCGGTGCGAACGAACAACAGGCGTACAAATCACAAACTCTATGATCGACTTTTGCGATTCTCCTATTTATTTACAGGGTGCAACGGATGTATTAATCCAGGGTAACTATATTTCAACAAGAACAACGGCTCCTGCTATCCACGCAGTTAAATATCCTGACGGTTTCCGTGGTAGTAATCATGTTATTCAAGGAAATGATATTCGAGACAATTACAGCACAACAGGTTCAGCTTGTGTGAGGTATGAAGAAACGGATTTCTTCTTAATATCAGATAATGTCATGGGTAATTACGCCAGCAACGGAATTGTTTATACGAGTTGCACCCAAGCGGACATTTCTCGCAACATAATCCGCAACCGTTCAGCGAGTGGAACAAATTCTATACTTGCTATCACAGATGACGCAACAGTTCGAATATATGAAAACCGCTTTACACAAGCGCTGAGCAGAACTAATAACACCGCAACATGGAGAAACGCCGGATTCACTACTGAGAACTCTGGTGAAGCAGTAATAACAACCGGTAATACATCGACAACGGTTAATCACGGTTTGGCGTTTACACCAAGCAAAAATTTAATAACGCTAACGCCTACGACCCCAAATACCGAAGCTTTGGATTACTATGTTTCGGCAATCACCTCAACCACGTTTACTGTTACAGTTAACCCGGCTGTGGGCGGCACAACCGGCTTTGCTTGGCAAGTAAGAAGTAGGGCGTAGTAAAAAGGAGAGCATATGAATAAAATATTTATCCTCACGTTAGCTTTATTTATTATATTAACTTTACCGGCTGCAGCCGATGAACCAACCGCAGAACAATCACGAATTAACGCAATTGAAACAGCGCAGCAATCAACGGTAAAAGTCATGGTGAACCTGTCGGGATTAGCGACAGGTTTCTTTGTGTCTGAGGATTACATTTTGACCAGCTACCATGTAGTAGGAGACAATAAAGAAGTCCATGTTAGCGGTGTTAGAGGTGGTATATTCGTTGACGTGGTTTCGGTAGACACTCGCTATGATCTAGCGCTGGTCAAGGCACCATACAAGGGAATACCACTAAAGCTTGCTAAAAGAGTCGTAACCGGTCAGGATGCCTACATGACAGGACACCCGAAACTGATGGATACAATGGTAACATCGGGTATTGTCTCAAGAGTGTACAACGACAGCAATAAACGCTGGTCAATCATAGATATAAGCGCATACGAGGGCTCTAGTGGCTCACCAATCATTAACAGTGATGGAGAAGTGATTGGACTGCTTAAAGGGCAATACGAGGACGATACAAGCTTCATGTTAGCAATACACATAGACGATATACGTAGATTCCTTGAGAGGAACGGGATACACCAATGAATTGGATTCTATACCACTATCACCGTATCATGAAACGACTCCATAAACGAACAAACTGGGACAAATGGCAAACATTGGCGTTCGAGCATCATCATAAAAAGATGAACCTGTATAAAGGGAGGATGGAAAATGAGAGGATGGCCAAGTATTAGAGAAGTAGCACCCTCTCACGTACTGAGGGACTTCAGAGGTATAAACCGATTAGACCCATTCGCAATTCCCGATGAATACGCCACAGACATGAAAAATATAACGACCGACAATTACCCGGCCTTCTCAACTAGGTCGGGTTATTCTTTGGTTGGTTCAGCGTTCGCCAATCCTATCATCGGACTAGGCTCATGGAAAAACAGTGAGCTGCATGCAGTTAGCAACGGCGCATGGCATAGGTACACCGGAGGAACATGGGGGAGCGCACTGGCTTCAGGGCTATCAACATCAGCGGTATGGAGTTTCACCAACTTCCAAGGCAATTTAGCCGCTATAAACTTGATCGGTTCCAACGGGACGGATGCAATCCGGAGGTATGACGGTTCTTCTGTCCAAACATTAACCGATGCTCCATCGGGCGGCAACTATATCACCACATATTCTAACCGTCTATTTGCCGCTGTAGGCAACAAATTACACGCATCCGAACTAAATGTACCAACAAACTGGACAACTACCATAGATAGCGATTCAGACCCTTACCAACTCAATTTAAATACGCCTGATGGAGAAACGCTGAATGGACTAAAGGCAGGCATTGGGCACGTTACTTTATTTAAACCGAACTCCATGCACGAATTATTCGGCGCTGACCCCTCAGACGTAAGGTTCGAGCCGGTCACCTTTGAAGTAGGAGCGATAAACAACAAATGTGCGGTCACGCTTAACGGTATCATGTACATTCTTCACCGCACTGGGATTTACCGATATGCCGGGGGAACGATTCCTTCAAGGGACTTTTCAAAGGTTGTGCAGGACTATATCGACAATATGAATTCCGCAGCTAGTAGCAAGTGTGCAGTAGGAACAGACGGGCAGAAAATCTATTTCAGCATCCCTGTAACGTCCTCTACGGCTCCTGATACGATCATCGTTTATGATCCCAAGTTTGATATGTGGACGGTATGGGAGGACTTCTCAAGCCTTCATATAGCGCAAGCGGGTTCGAGTTGGTATCAAGGGATGAACGATGGAAAGGTTATTTTGATGGGCGGCACAACGGATAACGGCACTGCAATTACCTGGGAACGTGTATCGAAACCGTTTGGTTCGCAATCGCTAAACAAGAAAATACGCTGGTTTAAAGTTTGGATCGTGTGTGATGTGCCATCCGGAAGCACATTAAACATTCACCTTAGTTCGTCGGCATCAGGTGACAGTGATTGGGTGTCAGTAGGTTCCGTCAACTCTTCGAGCGTCTATCAGAGCGCAAGAATCATCTTCACCCCTTCACAGTTAGCAAATGCGAATTGGATAAGAGTAAAATTTAGCGGCAGCGGACCGGTTACGGTGTACGAGTTTGACCGGGATCAACGCGAGTTTCCGCTGGTATAGGAGGTTTTATTATGGGCGTGGTTTCGCTCCCTAACTTGGATGCTATATTGCAGATTCAAAACCCGGATCAACGGTTCGAAGCGCTTGTGAACACCGTAGGGATATTGATTAAGAATCTATCCGAAATCAATGGTTACATCAACAGCAAGAACGTAATGGAAGTAGGCGGCTGGCAGGTTAGCAGTGACGAGCTTAAATCCAAAGATGGTGACGTAGGAATGGCCACTACGGATACTGGTGGCGACGATATTCGCTTTTGGGCCGGTGATGCTAAGGACGGATCTCCAAAATTTAAAGTAACGAAATCCGGCATCCTGTCTGCTGTGGATGGTGTCTTTGAAGGTGAAATTACGGCAGAATCGGGAGAAATCGGTGGATTCACCATTACCTCCACTGCATTAACAGCAACAACTGGAGGTACGATACAGAATAAATCAGCAGCGGCTAACAATGTACGCCTTGATGATACCGGGTTACATGCTAACGATTCATCGGGAGTCACGCGTATTGAAATAGCAACAACGCCTACCCGCGGAGCTAAAGCCTTAATGATGTACGGACCATCAGGACCCGGAGGCGATCAATCAGCTATGACATACGATACAGAAACGGTAGACGGTGCATCCCGGACTGGCCAATATTTCGTTGGACCTAACGCTCAATATATATTGTTTAGTGATGACGGAGATATTCGCATTCAGAACGATCAATCTAGCGGTTTTAGAGCGATAAGCAACAACCGGCCAGAAATTAATTCCGGTGGCGCAGGGTGGGAAGACATTGCTTTTAAATCAGAGGTTGATTTGAAAGCGGATATAGGATCATCGACAA